GGCCTTCGCCTTCTTCGGGTCGGAACGAATGAGTTGCCCCTGCTTCGTCAGGTTGAAATTGTCGCCATCGGAGAATGGATTGGAGAGCACGCCATTGGTCGTCGTGGCCATGGAGTCCTCGGCATAGAGTTCGTTGCCCACCTTCGCCATCGCCTTCGCAATGGCCGGGCTGCGGATAGCGCCGTCTTTCGACATTGCCCCGCTTTCGATAAGGGCATCCTTGATGCCAAGCTGCTGGATCGCCCGCCCCGCCAGTTCGACGCTGCGCTTGTATCCTTCGCTCTCGGGGACGCCCCATGCCACGACAAGTTGCCGATGGGCATCGGCTTCCTTCTGGACGGACTGTTCACGCGCCGCTCCGAAGATGCCGGCCTGATTGCCGACGAACTTGTCATGGAGGAGTTGGGCCTGTCGCGGGGAGAGCCCCGCTTCATGTGCCCAGTTCCTGAACTCTATCGCGCTCTTTTCATCATAGGGGAAACCTTCGGGGACGGTATCGGTATTGAGCTTGAGCTCGTAACCTTCCGCCTTTTCGGGCCTTCCCAGCTTCGAATAGAACGCATTCCAATCCTCCACCGTGGCGTTTTCACCCGGCATGTGGAGGGACTTGCTCGCGTGGGACTCGAGATTGCGATAGCCGTCAGCGATCTTGTTCAGATCGATCGAGCCATCATCGCCGGCCCATTTCTTCGCTGCGACCAAAGCGCGGTTATCCTCATTGAGAGGGCCAGCCACCTTGATCCCGCCATCTCCATTCGACCCTTGGTCGGAAATAACGGTCGTGGTCGTCGCGGTTGTCTGAGTAGCGTTGCCGCCCTCAGGCCCATTCGCCGTCACATCAGTCATATTCAGAAGATTCCTTCTTCCTCGTCTGTCACGGCTTCGCGCCGTGCCGCTTCCTCAAGCGCCTTCAGCTTTTCCTCGGGCATCGAGAGGAAATGAAAAATCCGCCCGAAGGCGGATCGCATTCCTTGATCGACTAGCAGCGTTTCAGGCGGCGAGCCGATCGGTGGAACCTTGTAGAACCCGCAGAAATTCGCGAGATCGGACAGGACGAGTTCCGTGCTCTCGTCCGCTCGCATGAACACGTCGCGATAGGCTGCGGTCAGTTTCTGTTCGGCCTCGGAACGGCGTCTGCTGCCCTTCCTCTGCTGTGAGGCGAGGCATCGCCACTTCATGCGGCGCGGCCTTCATTTGCCGCCTGCATGGCTGCTATGGCCGGCGTGGCTGCCCCTGCCGCCTTCGCCAGCGTTTCTGTCGCCATGAGGTTCGCCTGATTGGCGGCCTTCTGTTCCTGATCGGCAAGGATGTTCGCGACCTCGTCATCGGTGCGGAACATCTTGCGCGGCGCGCCCCTGATCTCCCTGGCGAGTTCAAGCGTCTTGTCGGCGTCGATACGGGCGAGAACCCGCTGATCGTACTGGCCAAGGACGCTCGCCATCTGAAGGACGCTTTCGACGCCCTGCAATTCCTGCATCCTGCGGAGACGGGCAAGCGGCCCTGTCGCGTCCACCGAGACGTTCTTGCCGCCCATGGAGGCCGGAGGCTCAAGTGGCGAGCCCTGGTCAAACGCGCCCTTGCGCTGGATGATGCCAATTTCCCTTTCTGCCGCGCGCCCGAGCGAGCTTTCGATCTTCGCCCCGGCCGGCCCAAGCAACTCGCCCTTTTCGTTCGCCCGGATCATGGCTTCCGTCGCCGTCATCTCGGGATGCTCGACAAGCGTCTGGAACAGATCGACATACATCGACCGGCGTATGCCCTGCCGTTTCAGTTCCATCAGGTTTTCGGCAAAGGATGGATTTTGGGCCGTTACGATCGGCTGGGCCTTCAACCGGCCGCTCTCATCGAGATAGCCTGCGTTCACAGCCCTCGGGTTGAGATTGAGCCGCTTATTGTAGAACCCCGGCATCGTGGCCATCGGAGGGTCTACGACCTGTTGCGCGGCCTTCAATGCCGTCTTCGACATGACCTGAAGCATCTTCAGATCCCCGAGGACGGACATCAATGGCGATTGGCCGTATGAGCAATTCTCCGCCTGATCCCACCACTGGACGAGATACGGGAACGTGAAGAACCCTGACGACCGGACGAGATGCTTTGTCTCGATCTCCGCCCAGTAGGAGGCGAATAGCTGGCCTTCCCGCTTTACCGAAGCCTCATCGACCTGTTCCCGAGGCAGGACGGCATGCAGGAAGGTGTATGTGTCATTCGCCTTCTTCACATCGTTGGCGCTGTCCCGCACCTTTTGCGAAAGGTTCTCGGCACCGAAGTAGGACGCGGCCGATTTGGCCGTCATCTCGCAAATGCGAAAGCACTGGTCCACATCGTCATACGGATCGACGCCAAGATACGCCTCGATCACAGGCACATAGCGATAGAAGAACGGAACCTGGACCGTATCTATTCCCTTGCGGCCAAGGTTTTCCTCCAGAAACAGGATGCCGGTGCCGAGCGTGACCGTTGAACGGATGGCCTTCTGGTTGGCGAGCGCGAAATTGCAGCGCGGATCATAGCGAACCCGGAAATTGTAGTTCCTGAGGTCTTCCAGCCATTCTTCTTCGAGATCGGTAGGCTCGGGAGCGAATGCCCCGCCAAGAACGAAGTCCTGCCATTTCTGCGAACGGGGAGACACGAGGCTTTCCACGCCGCCGGCAAGTCTTTCACTCGCCCATACGGCCTCGCCGTCGTAGATATCGCGGCTCCTGCGGGCTGACTCCGGCTGCGCATACGTTCCCGTCAGGGACGATTTGATCGTCTCGCCGCCGAAATTGAACTTCCACGAGGCGAACGGCATGGCAAGATCGACGCAATCGCGCCAGACATCTTCCCAATACGCTCGATCGGCCGCAAGCTTGCCCTGCACCCGAAGAAGATCATCGACAATGCCCATCAGAAGCCCGAAATCATCGTCCGGTTGATGTTCTGGCCGAAGTTAGGATCGCCCAGCGGAGTGGTCAGGATCGTCGCCGCCCTGCCCTGCTGCTGCTGGTTAAGCTGATCCTGCTCCTGACGGCGAGCCTTGGCCGCATCCGCCTGAGCGCTCGGAACAGGCGGAGCCTTCGGAACGTCCACCTTGGGGGTTGAGAAGCACATCGCTATACCCAGTCCTCTTTCAGCCAAGCCCACAGTTCCATGGTCTCGCCATGGACGCCGTAGCCCGTCATTTCAGCTTCTTTCCTGCACCGGAGAGCAGACAGCCATCGGTGCGCCAGGTCGTGCCCTTTGAGGGAGCGAACCTCTACCCGAGTGCCGCCGGCATCCATGATCTGCTGCGGCCATGTCTCAAAACAGAACCGCGTCACTTCCGGGATGCAGCGCCTGATTTTGTCCGTTCCCCAGCACCACGCGGAACGCAGGTGAGGTTGATAATCGCTCACCGCCGAGATGCCGAAGGCAACCTGCGGCTGGTCATCAAGCCATGCCGTCCAGCACCATCCCGGCCCCGAAGTCAGCCATGAAATCATCGCGGCTTCCGTCATGCTTTCCAGCCGAGCGGAGGCTTGCAGTTCCTTGCGGTCCCATTCCCTGATATTCGCCGCGACGAAACACAGATCGCGCGGGCTGCCCGGCCTGATCTCTACCAAGCGTCGAGAAGGTCATCTTCGGGCTCGACGGTATCCCACCCGCCGGCCGGTTGCTTTGTGAGGGCACGATAAGCCGCCGCCTGCCGGCGATGCCACAACTGAGCGATTACATCAGCCCTGTCCGTCGATCCGCCGACGCGCTTGCGAACGTCGTCCTTGCTCTCGATCAGGATATCGGTGCCGCGAAGTTCCCAGCGCGGCGTCGTCAGTTCGGCCAAAAGCCTCGGATCATCCGGCAGCATGATCTTTTCGTGCGTGCCGCCCTCGGGGTCCAACGCTTCCCGCAGACTCCATATCATCTCAGCCCGCCGGTTCTTGTAGCCGAACCGTCCATCTCGCGTCCTTGCCCCGGAAGCCTCGGAATAGACAATGCCATGGCAGGGGATTTCCTGATCGGATTCGAGATGGCTCTTGACGCCCGTTCCCCACCCACCGGTCAGGTCAACCGAAACGTCGGCTCCATCCTTCCTCTTGCGCGTGATCCTCGCGGCGACTTCTCGAGGCGATTTCACGTCCTGACCACGGATTACGTCGAGCGGCGAGAACCAATAATCCTCATGCATCGAGCCTATGACGAGATTGTCCTGCCCGCCCATGGCGATGTCTGCCGATATCGCCAGCATCCTGCGGCGCTTCTCAGGCGCGTTACGCCATCTCTCCTGTGCTGCCTTCACCCAGTCGGTCGGGATCACCTGCCATTCGTGGTCCTCACGACCGGCGAGGAAGTCACCGTAGAGAAGCTGCGAACGCAAAGGTTCGGGAAGGCCTTGGAGAACCGCCCTGTATTTCGTATCCCTCAGATACGGGTTGTCATCTAGTTTGGCAGGGATGAAGGTCCGAGACATCGCCTCGTAGTCTTCACCGCCGCGCTGATATATTCCCGGGCCGTCAACCCACTCCGTAACGCTCTGAACGCGGATGGCCCATCGCAATTCGCCGGGAGCGGCAGGATTCGAGAACATCGGATCCAGCCAAGGAGCGAATTCCTCGATCAGCCATTCGCCGTCGCCACCACGCGGCGGGTTCGATCCGAGAATGGCCCGGCACCTTTGCCCCTCTCTTGTCGATCGTAGCCAGCCGATGAGCGAAAAGACTTGTTCGGCCAGGAATTCGCCCGCTTCATCGAATGCCATATAGTCGCGGGCGTTACCGGCGTGCTTGCGCCAGTCGTCGGGCTGGTTGAGACCGGCGAACTTAAGCCGTCCTCCGTCCTTCCGTTTGAAGGTGTTTTCGTTGCCGCCGACGAAGTGGCCGTGATTGGCCTCACCGATCTCCTTACAGAACTCGATCAACCCATCGAGTTGGACTGCCTCACGCCGAAGGATCAAGCCAGAATAGTGGCTATCGAACCATGCCCCTATTTCGAGGGCCGATTTTCCTCCGCCTGCAGCCCCGCCATAAAGCAGGATATCCGCTTCGCTTTCGAGCGCTGATGCCTGTGGTCCCGGATTTGGCAGGAATGGCTTTGCAAGCTCCGCCGAAGCGAGCTTTTCCAGTTTCTTCCGGTCATCCGAGGAAAGCCGGCCAATGACCGCCTCGATCTGCCGAAGATCAAGCGCTTCCATCCGAAACCTTCAGGCCCCTGGACATCAGCGCCGCGACTGCCTTCGCCAAATCGCGGGTTCCCACGTCTACCGGCCGTTCTGGATCGCTGGATAGTTCCAGCTTCTGTTTCGGCATTTGGAGACGCGCTGCCTTGTCGATCGCATTGACAGCGGCGTTGCAGCGCTGCGGGTCAAACTCCGCTTCCTCGATAACCCGCGTGCCGAGCGCCATCATCCTGTCGGCATAGGCTTCAAGTCGCTCATCCCTCGCCTGTGCCAGTTTGTCCCGAAATTCCGCTTTCTCCTGCCGCCACCGATAGGCTGTAGTGTCTGACGGCATGTCCGTATCAGCGCAAACGGCGAAGACAGAGCGTCCCGAGGACACGCGTCGGCAGAACTCGTTCGCCAGATCGGCCGTGTAATCTGTTGGCCTGCCTCTCTCAGCCATCAGGCGGCCCGTGCATAAATGCCGTGCTGCGC